TCTTAGCTGAAATCTGCCCTTCAATATACCTTATGCCATGTAATACAGTTGTATGATCTGATATTGCAGGCTTTAAATACTCAGCAATTTGTACTAAGGTCATGCCAGTATGCTTGCGCAACAAATAGCAAATGATATGTCTTGCAGTAACAATCTTACGGCTGCGGTTCTTGGTTCTAATAATGTCAACATCTATGCTGAAATAATCTAAAACATTAGATGTAATATCATCTGCTTGAATTATGCGTTTCAATTTATGGGCTTTGTTTTTAAGCCCTGGGATTATGTATGGGTTCATCTTGTTTCGTTGTCTTGTAATTGTCCTCCAAGGATAAATATGATGATAATAATAGTAAGAACAATAAAGTTCTTATGTCTGAAAAAGAATGCGGTAAGTTCGCATGAGATGCAGTTCTTAGATTGATTAGGACAGTTGCAATTCATAATGTTGTTATTTAGAAAGCAAAGATATAGTTTTTCACAATACAAAAATCATTTTTTAAAATATTTTTTATTTTAATTAAATATCCTATATTTGCAATTCACTAAACATTATAACAATGGACAAAATGAAAGTAGGGCGAAAGCCTATTGCCAATGCTGACAAAGTCAAACTTTGTTCTGCTTATTTAAAAGACAATGAAAAGAAAGCCATCAATAAGGCTTACGGCTCATTAACGATTGCAGTGCGTACACTTATATTACCAACCTTAAAATTTAATTAAAATGGAAATTACAACAACAGAAATCATGACAATCGCAAAGTCATTTGCAGATTCTGGAATGTTCCCCGATTGCAAATCAATGGCACAAGCAGCGGTTAAAATTCAAGCAGGTAGAGAATTCGGCATTCAGCCATTTGCTGCAATGTCAGGAATACACATTATTCAAGGCAAGCCAACAATAGGAGCAGGACTAATGGCAGCAAGGGTAAAGGGATTTGGAAAGTATGACTACAAGGTTATTGAACATAATGACAAGGTTTGCAGTATTGAATACTTTCAAGGCAAGGAGTCAATCGGGGTAAGTACCTTCACAATAGAAGATGCACGCAAAGCAGGCACAAAGAACTTAGACAAGTTTCCTAAGAACATGTTATTTGCCCGCGCTATGTCTAATGGTGTAAAGTGGTTCACACCTGATATCTATGAGATGCCAGTTTATGTACCTGAAGAAATGGCAACAATAACCGAAGATGTTCAAGCGGTTGAAGTACCAAAGAAACGTGTATTGAATGATGAGCAATTTAATGCGATGTTAACTAAGATTCAAGCAGGTGAATTCCTTAAAGATGGCACAACCTTAGTAAAAGACTGGGCATTGGAGAATGTGGAATTAACACAAGAACAGATTGCCTTGTTTACTCCTGCAACATCTGTTAACGATTTCGAACTATAAACAATAACTACCATGAATCAATTAACAACAATCCAACAAGGCTGGTTAAAACTTGCCGAGATACGCATCGACCTATTCGATAGATTAAGACTCGATGAACTTGCATGCCAAGCAGAACTTAATAACATTCAAGAACTACCACTTGAAAAGATGCAAGCCAATCTACGCAATGCAAAGTTCAATTTGTCTGAAGCCAAGCGTAAGCGTTTAGAATTCACCAGGATGATTGATGACAAACTAACTCAGCCTTCAATGGAGTTCGAAAAGCGTATGGCTACAGCTATTGATGAAGCATCCAAGTTTGAATTAGCAGCAAGATTAGACATAGAATCTAAGGCTAAGGAATCGCAACTTCATGCAAACGAGGTAGCATTATACAAGGCTCACATTGTAAATGAATGGACAAGGATAGCGCATGAGTATCGTAGTAATCTTCAGAAGATGATTGATTCAAGTTATATTAACTGTTTAAAAGCTAAAAGTCCAGTAAATCAAGTTGATGCAATGGTAGCAGATTTACAATCTATAATGAGCAAATTTGATTTGAGTTCATTTGTTAAGTTTCAACGAATGTTTATTACTGACCAAGAAGCACTGGATATCTTCCATTCGATTGATAAATACGAACCTGCAAATGACTTGGCTTATTATCAAACATTAGTTAATGATAGATTCGCAATGTATGCGCATGATTTAGCTAACGAAGAATCACTTGCTAAACTTGAGCAAGAGCAACAAATTAGGGTTGCTAATGCCGAGCAAGAACTCAAAGCAGATATTGCAACCAATACTTTGATAGCACAAGCAGAAACACTAATTGTTGAAACGCCCAAAGTAAAGCGTGAAATAAAGATAGTAGTTATTGAGTCTGAAGCATGGGCAATGGCGGTTATGGCTAACTTTATGAAAGTATGGCAAGATGTTAACTATCGAGTTAAAGTCAAATCTTGGGCAAAGTTGAGCATTGGACAAATGGCAGATGCCTTGGCTAAACATATTTCTGAAACTGGTGAAACATTTACTAACCTTCAAACTGAGGAAGTATGCAAGTAACTAATATACAGATGTACAAGAACATTCCATTTGATTCATACCAAGCTAAAGAAGGGCATTCGTATTCATCAATCAAGAACAATGATACTGAACCATTCAAGCAGACATACAAGATGCAGTTAGGCACTGAGGTTCACAATTACCTTCTTGAACCTGCAACATACAAGCATGAACGCAGAGAACTAATTGAACCGATTGCAAGGGCTGCTTATGATGTTATTGGGACTTTATTACCATTTCAGAAGTTTATTGTTCAGCGTGCTTTGAAGGCTGGCAAGTATGCAATATTTGCAGATTGCGGATTAGGAAAAACTTTAATGCAGTTAACATGGGCAGAGCAAGTTGTAAGAAAAACAAATAAGCCAGTATTAATACTTGCACCTTTGGCAGTTGTAGGACAAACTAAGCAGGAAGGTTTGAAGTTTGGAATTAACATGACTGATATATTTGTTTACAATTACGAACAAATAAACAATTTAGACTGCTCAATTTATAGCGGTATTGTACTTGATGAATCTTCCATATTGAAAAACTATGAAGGTGAAACAAAGAAGTTGATTATTGATAACTTTAAATTCACTCCTTACAAGTTAGCTTGTACTGCTACACCTTCGCCAAATGATCCAATGGAACTTGGCAATCATTCTGAGTTCTTAGACATAATGAGCAGAAATGAAATGCTTGCAATGTACTTTGTTCATGATGGCGGTGAAACTGCTAAATGGAGATTGAAAGGTCATGCAATCAAATTGTTTTATCAATTTATTGGTACTTGGGCAATAATGCTTAACAAGCCACAAGACATCGGATTTGAAATGACTGGATATTCTTTGCCTGAATTGAAGCTAATTGAGAAACAAATAATTACTGCCAATAGAGATAATGGGCAGTTGTTTAACGATGCTATCATTTCAGCTACTAACTTCAATCAAGAATTAAGACTTACCAAATTAGAAAGACTTGAAGAAGTTGTAAATATCATTAAAAATAATCCAAGTGAAAACTATATTATTTGGATAAAGCAAAATGAAGAAGGCGAAGCATTAAAAAAGTTATTACCTGAAGCAGTAGAAGTTAAAGGTTCTGATTCTAACGAATGGAAGGAATCTAAATTACTTGGATTTGCAAATAATGAATTTAGAATATTGATTACAAAAACAAAGATTGCATCTTTCGGGATGAATTACCAAAATTGCAGGAATCAAATATTTGCATCATTAGACTTTTCATTTGAAGGATTATACCAAGCTATTAGAAGGTCATATAGATTCGGACAAAAAGAAATAGTTAATATCTATTTGATTACAACCGATACAATGGCAAACGTTAAACAAGCAATAGACAACAAACAAAAACAATTTGAGATTATGCAAGATGAAATGAGCAAAGCAATAAATGCCAACTTAAACAATGAAATGATGAAAACAACATCATACAATATTGATGAAGTTAACAATGAATTTTACAATATCCAGCGTGGTGATTGTGTAGAATTAATTAAAGATGTACCTGATGAATCAGTAGGGTTTTCTATATTCTCTCCACCATTTGCAGAACTTTATACCTATTCAAATCATATTGAGGATATGGGCAATAGTTCAGACTATAATCAGTTTTTAACTCAATTCTCATTTTTGATTAAAGAACTTTATAGGGTTGTTCAATCAGGCAGAAATGTTGCAGTACATTGCATGGACCTACCTATTCAGAAAGGAAAGCATGGTTTTATAGGATTGAGAGATTTCAGCGGATTGATTTTAAAAGCATTTGAAGAATCAGGATTTATCTATCATTCAAGAGTTACCATTTGGAAAGATCCAGTAGTTGAAATGCAAAGGACAAAAGCACTCGGATTACTTCATAAGCAAGTAAAGAAGGATTCTACAATGAGCAGAGTTGGAATACCTGATTATTTAATGATATTTAGAAAAGATGGTGAAAGAACTAATCCAGTAACAAGCACAGATATACCAGTTGATTTATGGCAGAAGTATGCTTCACCAGTTTGGATGGATATTAATTATGGAAATACTTTGCAAGGTTTTAGAAATGGAAGGGATGCAAATGATGAAAAACATATTTGTCCTTTACAACTTGAAACAATAGAAAGAGCAATACATTTGTACACTAATGTAAATGATACAGTATTCACTCCTTTCATGGGTATTGGCTCAGAAGTATTTCAAGCAGTTAAAATGAATCGCAAAGGAATAGGATTTGAACTTAAGGAATCTTATTATGACCTTGCTAAAAAGAATCTTCAATCACTTTTAGAAACTAAAAAACAAACAACCTTATTCTAATGAGAAGTTCAATCGTCCAAGCCATACAACATCTAAAACAGAGTGAGGAATTCATGCAAGATTTTATCCGCTCCGCTCCTAACACGAGGGGTGAGGTAATATTCAGAGATTATTCACGTAAATTAAAATGGATTTTAAAAGACATAATAACCTATCCTTATTTCGATGATGAAGTTCGTAAAGGAATTAAAGTAGAAATTGAATCAGATGCCTTTAGTGTTCCTGCAATAGTTGGGAAAATAGCACTACTTAACCCTGAACAAAGGGAAATGATGGAGGATTTGGTAGATGATATACTAAAAGGAAAAACGATTCATGTTGATATTAAGGACCATATTGTTGAACCCAACGAAATGATACAAAATAAATAATTATGTATAAAGAATTAGAAAAGTATAAGACAGGTAGCAAATTAAACCAATGGCGTATAGATTATGATACATCAGAATTAATCCTTCTGGATGAATATAAGGCTGATTTAGGGGACTTATTAAATGACTTTATAAAACATAAGTCAAAGCCATTTTGGATAAGAAAACACTACCATAATCATCTTACAGATATATATATTGATATGTTGAATAAGATTACAATTATACATGGATTATAAAATAAATGAAGTATGAAGATTAGGTTCAAAAATGATATGCTCCTTAAAATTAGGAGAGAATTTTCTGAAAAGGAGAAGTACAATATCTTAATGGAAGACTACTTTAATATGATTAAGAAGGTTTATAATATGCAGGAACTACAAGAAAAATATGAATCATTAAGAGAGCAGCACAAAAAATTACAGTCTAAATACACTAAATTAAAAAACCAACAATAACAATGAAACAACAAACGGCAGTAGAATGGGTAGTTGAACAAATAAATGGGAAAAGTTTAAACAAGGTAATTATAGATATTTCTAAAGAAATTATTGAACAAGCAAAAGAAATGGAGAAACAGCAGATAACTAATGCAGTAGATTATACATATAATAATCATGATTATCATATTGTTGGTGAACTATATTACAATAAAACTTATAACAAATGACTGATACAATTCTCGAATCACTATTAACCAAGTTTCGCCAACGTAGCGAAGTAGGACAAAGAAAGTATAATACAACTTTAGATAGGAAAGACTTAAGCTATGAGCAATGGTTAAATCATTTGCAAGAAGAGTTAATGGATGCCTGCCTTTATGTTGAGAAAATTAAAGTTATAGTACAAATCAATGATGATTATCTAAAGGAACATTTAGAAAAAGCATGGATGGATGGATTTGATTACAATAGTAACTATAAAGATTTCGAAGACTACTACAACCAAAATTATAATCAATGACAAACAAACAACGCTATAACGCAGCACATCTACACTGGCAAGAACATAAATACCCTGAAGCATTCAAGGCAGGATTCACACATGATCCAAGTATGCCTATAACTACCAAGGCAAACGGACTCACGAAGTTTATCACTAATTACCTTAACTGGATGGGACATAGGGCAACACGAATAAACGTATCAGGTCGCAAAGTTGGTGACAAATGGATCAGGTCAACAACAAGGAAAGGAACTGCGGATATTTCAGCAACTATTAAAATAAATGGTTTAGGTTGTTCAGTTATGTGGGAAGTCAAAATAGGTGCAGATAAGCCATCAGAATTTCAATTAAAGGAGAAAGAAAAAGAAGAACAAGCAGGAGGAAAGTATTTTTTTGTTAAAACTGTTGATGAATTCTTTGAGCAATATGATAGTTTATTTGTTAACAAATAATAGGTTTTTTATTTCTAATTCCATATTTAAAACATTATCTTTGTTTTTTATTAATAATATAAATTAAAACATGGAAACAGAAGTAATTTTAAAAAGACCTTTATTAGGTATGGAAATTAGACAAAAAAGCAAATCAGGTTATTTTAATGCAAATGATTTATTAAACGTCGGTAATCGTTGGAGAATTGAGCAAGGTTTACAAATATTTAATTATCAGACTTGGGCTTTATCTTCTTCTACAACTGAATTTTTAACCCAATTAGAAAAACATATAGGCGAAAAACCTATCATATCAAAAAGAGGTAAAACTGGTGAAAGATGGATGCACCCGTATGCTTTTATAGATTTAGCCCTTAGGTTATCACCAACATTAAAAATAGAAGTTTATGCATGGATTACTGATGAATTATTAAAATATAGAAATGATTCAGGTGATAGTTATAAAAAAATGTGTGGTGCTTTATGGCTCAATTCAACAAACAAAGGTGATTTTGCAAAGAATATGATAGATGTAGCAATTTACATAAGAGATAAAATTGGAGTTAAAAATTGGCAAACAGCTACAAAAGAAAAATTAGAAAAAAGAGATAAAATACATGAAGCTATTGCTTTGCTTTGCGATGTTTTAAAAGATAATAAACAAGCAATAAAAATAGGAGTACTTAAATATTCTTAAATTTACTATCTTTGCAATGATGTGTAGGAGCATCAATAATAACTTTTTACCCCCGAGATTTGTATGGCAACTCCTACTGCCTGCAAATCGAAGGGGTTCTTTTATTTTATGGAAAAAATATTATGTTTTCAACAACATGAAGTAGATGTGATTCTTGAAAATTCATTATTTTATGGTGGAGTTTGCAATCAATGCAATAATGTAGTAACCAAAAGAAAAGAATGTTTGCATGATATCAAACAAATAGCAGTAATTAAAAAAAATAATTCAATAGAAATTAGAAATATTTGTATAAAATGTATGCATT